GTAGGGCCGGACACCCCGAAGCTTGATGTAAGCGGCTTCGGGTCGCCCCTGACGCACGAGGTGGTCCGCGTTGGGCGTGGGTAAAACCCCACGCTTAATGACGAACTTCAACAAAGCGCCATGCCCGGATGCAACTGACTCCGGGGTCCGGTACCTCACGATGGCCCCATGTATGCGGCCCTCGTGAAGATCGGGATCCATGTAATCTGCTTCTGGAGAGAAGCACATGGAGCGTCTCCCGATCCCTGCTGATGTCGAATCGATAACCTTCCATCTCCCCTTCAAAAGGCGAGACATCCGGTCGTCGATCTTACTCGCAGTTGTCCAATAACCACCCTCGTAAAGGAGGTTCCTGAACGCAGCAAGCCCGACAACACCTTTGACATCAGCCAGTGAACGGGGGAGATCATGCTTGAGACGAACTGGGGTAACCCACTCGCCATCGAAGAAATCTCCTCCGCAAGACTCACGGAATTTGCCATTCCAGAAAGACTTGTCAGTGTTTACTCGGAGACCAAAAGCCTCGAGCCACTGAATCACTGGTTGCACGTATTCCACGGGGACAATGATGTCATCCCCATAGACGCGCACCTTACCCCGCAAGCTTGTTATAAGCTCACGGGTAAGTGGAACTCTCCTCTCGTACGCTATAGCCGCAAAGATGATGGTCGTGAAGACCATCGCCTCAACGGGGAAGCAGAGAGCTGAGCCCATCGACGCGAACTTGGCCAAGGGAATTACCCTAAAGCCAGGCACACGAGCCTTCGTACTCCGAGTGGCTTGGACCGCCTCAGACAATCGAGGAAATCTATCCATCAGGAGTAGTACATGCTCGTTCAAGACACGATCGGATGCTTCGCTCAGATCGAGCGTAGCGAGGCGGCCATTATAGCTGCCCTCTCGAGCCAGGACCCGATTTGGTTCCTGGTCTGCGAATCCGACGAAGAATCTGCCGAGGTCACAACGCTCACCACCAGAGGGTGGAGAAAGTTCGTGACTGTCCTCAATGCCATCAACAATCTGATGGAACAAGGCCTGCTGCAT